GTAGATTTTGTTTATGCTAAAGTAGAAGTGACGGTTCAGAATGGAGCAGTCACAAACATTGATATTCTGGAGCATAAAAACGGGCGCGGAAAACCTGCAGAAATTGTTGCAGACAGAATTATCCAAGAACAAAGAATCGATGTTGACGCAGTATCGGGTGCAACAAATTCCAGCGTGGTCATAAAGAAAGCTGTTGAAAACGCCTTTAAGGGAGAAAAATAAAGGGGAAACAGCCAAGTAAAACCAGGGAAGGCCAAAGGAATCAGATGCTTGTCACAGCCTTTTATTTATGTTATAATTTAAGTATTATTTTTTTATGTGAGCAGTCCTATACAGCAATCCAAGACGCCCTGAAGAGCAGGTTCGGAAATTGCCGGGACATACATAGCATAATTTTGTGCGATGACAGCAAAGCATCTGCGGTTTTCTCCGCAATGTCTTTGCCACAGCGGAAAGGCAAGGTTACCATAATGAAAAAAGGTATGAACCAATCAACTTTGACAACGATTTTGAATATCGGATCCATAGGCACGCTGCTGTTTATGCTGCTGCTTTTGTTTGGCTACAGCGGGGTAAGCCGCCGTCTGGATAATGCCAACGAGAGCCGTTTTGATCTGACCTACAATGCCAACCGCTTTATGAACGGATCTTCTTATCTGACCAATGAGGTCCGGGCTTATGCCGCTACCGGAAGTCAAGAGCATTATGACAATTATTGGAATGAAGTCAACAACCTGAAAAATCGTGACGCCGGTGTGGCTGCCATGCAGGAAATCGGCATTACCTCCGAAGAACAGGCCATGATAGACGGTATGTACAGTCTCTCTAATGAGTTGGTTCCCCTGGAGGAACAGGCTATGGAGCAGGTTCAGGCAGGACGGCAGGACGAGGCCATTGAATACGTTTATGGCGCGGACTATAACAGCTCTATCACCAAAATAAACGCATTGAAAGAGCAATTTCTGGAGACTCTGAATACCAGAACCCTCCGGGAGGTGGAGATGCTTAACCGAACCAGCACCGTCATCCAGATCCTGATGGTACTGGCTCTGATTATGGTAGGAACGTTTCAGGTTATCAGCATGCGGGTGATCCGCAGGCGTATCCTGCGCCCTGTTATTGCCGTCCGGGATCAGATGGGAGAAATCTCCCAGGGTAACCTGTCGGCGGAATTTAGGTGGGAGGCTGACACTTCAGAAATCGGCACACTGGTAGCTTCTATCCATGAGACCAAGAACGAGCTGAAAAAGTACATCCATGACATCGACCAGAAGCTGGCGCAAATGGCCCAGGGAAATATGAATCTGGCCATCAGCGACGGTTATCGGGGAGAATTTTTGCCTATCCAGAATGCATTACGTCAGATATTGGACGCCTTGAATAATGCTCTTCACCGCATCGATCAAACCGCACAGAAGGTTTCTGACGAGTCCCAGCGTATGGCCTCCGGCGCACAGATTCTTTCCGATGGCGCTGTCCAGCAGGCATCCGCTGTAGAAGAGCTTTCTGCCGGGATTCAGGATATTTCCGGACAGGTAGACCGCACCTCCGGAGATGCGGATATGGCGCGGAAATTTGCTCTGGATGCCGAGACTCAGCTGCAGGTATGCAGCGAGAAGATGGAGGCCCTGACAACGGCTATTTCCGACATTGCAGAATCCTCCCGTCAGATTAACGGAATTATCAAAACCATTGAGGATATTTCTTTCCAGACCAACATTCTGGCGCTGAACGCCTCCGTTGAAGCGGCCCGGGCCGGAAATGCCGGGAAGGGGTTTGCCGTGGTGGCAAACGAGGTTCAGCAGCTTGCAGCCAAGAGTGCCGAGTCTGCCAAGAACATTACGGATCTGATTAAGGACTCAGGGAAATTTGTTGAATACGGGACTTCCCTGTCCCAGGAAACCTCAGAGTCTCTTTTAAAGGTGGTTTCCAGCGCCAGGCAGTCGGCAGAGCTGGTGGATCAGATTGCAGAATCCGCTCAACAGCAAGCGGAAAGCCTGCGTCAGCTGACAGAGGGAATGGATAACATTTCCGCCGTGGTACAGACCAACGCTGCCACTGCGGAGGAATCGGCTTCTTCCGCCCAGGAGCTCCATCAGCATGCAGAGAAGCTGCAGGCCGCTGTCCGGCACTTCCAGCTCAGGCGGTGATTCCGGCCCTGTGACAAAGAGGGAAGAGGGCAAGGCAGAAAGCAGAGGAGTTTATGCTTACAAGAGAGCAGAACATATTTTTAGCAAAGAAAACTTTTGTAGAATTAGTATATAATACAGCGTATATTGAGGGCTGTAACGTTACATTTCCTCAGACTCAAACGATTATAGACGGCGCGGTGGTAAATGGTGTAACGGTAGACGATATTCAGACAGTTCTTAATTTACGTGATGCATGGAAATATTGCATAGATACAGTTGATCATGTGTTGAATCTGGAATATATCTGTAAAATAAATGAGTTTGTTTCCAGAAATGAAAGTCTCCAGTGGGGGGTATTACGAACCGGGAAAGTTGGAGTAGGTGATTTTATACCGTCAGTGCCAGTAAAGGAAGAGGTAATAAAAGAACTTGCTCAAATTACAGCCATAGAAGATCCAACAGAACGAGCCCTGTCATATTTTGCATACGCTTGCAAACAGCAGCTTTTTTGGGATGGGAATAAAAGGACATCCACAATCGTTGCAAGTAAGATTTTGATTGAATCAGGAAATGGGATTTTAACGATTGGAAAAATTTGGGCAGAGGAGTTTAATATTGCCTTGAATAATTGGTATTTGAAGGATGAACTGCAGCCGTTAAAAGATTGCTTAAGAAAGTGTATCAAAACTTTAGAGCTGTAAGGCGCCTGGAAACTTATTGTATTACAAAAAAGTAATCGCTCGGTTTTTTCAGACTGAGGACGATTACTTTTTTGTATTTTTCCCATTCTTATATCCTGGTTTATAGGGGGATTATTCCTCTGCTTTTTCCAATTTTTCCATCACCGCCAATGACGGCTCAAAGAAAATGGTAAAATTTTTCCAGTTGACAGAAGAGCCGTACTTTTCCCGGTAGCAGTCCAGGGCTTCCAGAAGGAATTCCTCGGAAACATCCAAAAATTCGGCCAGGTCATTTAAGTTTTGGCAGTGGTGCTGGTGGCCGCGGACAATACCGGAAAGTCCAACCCGGTTGTTGTAGGCCCACAGCCGGGCCTGACGTTCCTGCCTGCGGGCTGCGGAGGTACTTTGATCCAGAATTTCCCCCACAGAGGTAAAATAATGTCCCAATTCTTCGGCTAATACATCGGCTTTCCTCGCCAGAGTAGGAATGTCCTGGCGGATGGCAATGCGGGTTCCCTTAATACGTCCGTCATGCAAAGCCAGAGGTTTTTCTTTTACAATCAAGCCGGCTTCATCTGCTGCAATTAGCAATTCTTCGTAATTCAAACAATATCACCTCATCTTAAAAATCAGGAGAATCCATAATATCCTCATCCTGCTGTAAAAGCTCTTCTGTAAAAGCACTGCCAGGAATGTCCGTGCGGACGTGAGCAGCGTCCACAGCCAGATAAGACCGGTCAGGAGCCGGAAAGGCTGTGAGTTTGGAGGATTCCTTTTTCACTGGCTTTCTCTTATGCTCTTCATCTGCCAGGTCGTTTAGCCGAAAACGCACAAAAGAGTCAATTTCCCTGGTGAGGGAATGGTATTCCTGGGAAGAGATCTGATAATCCGTTTTATCTGCGGTCAGAAGGGTATAAAACAGGGGCTCTCCTTCGGGACCTGCAGGGCCGGGATTGCCGTAATAGCCCAGCTGGAATCCCTGACGCTTAAAAAGGTTCTGAAATAGCAGGTATTCCCTGTCTGTTTCCCCGTCCGGATCCGCCCAACCCATTAACTCCTGGGAGGTAGCGCCCAATGCCCGGGCAAACAGTTCAATTTTGGATTGCTGTAAATCCACCTGCCCCTTCTCTATCTTTGCAATAGAAGAGCGGTCCGTATAACCGGTAAGCTTTGCCAGAGAGTCCTGGGACATGCCCTTTTCCTCCCGCAAACGTTTAATATTCTTGTACAATTCCAACATATCAGCATCACCTTTCCTTAGCCCCGGTGGATAGAGAGGCATATGTCCCCGCCCACTAAGGGCAGCTTTCCTGACAGAAGCCTGCCTTCTGCTCCGGAAAATTTATTTGCCTGTAGGTTCACAAAAGATCATACCATAAATGTGAAAATAAATCAACAATATCGGAAAGAGAAGTTGACAGAAATTCACTTTCGTGATAAAGTGAATTAAAATCACAATAGTGCAATATATGAGATAAATAGTGATTTATATTCAACTGAGGAGAAACAGGAGAAGAGGGAGGAGAAACATTATGGGAAATATTAAAATAACAAGAAAGCTATTAGACAACTACAAGAAATTAAAGAAGGAGATTCCGGTTTTGGAGATGGAGCTGGATCAGATGGAGGAGGGGGACGCCGGATTTGGCTTTAGCACCATACTGGATTACCGTACCGGGGAAGGACGCCCTCAGAATGTAGTAGGGTTTGACTGGCCTCTCTATGAATGTAGGATGAAAGCCCTGGAAGAGAAGAAGGCCCAGGCAGAAGCTGTGGAGAAATGGATCCAGGAGATTGAGGACGGGCAGACCCGGTGTGTATTTTCTATGTTTTACATTAACGGAATGTCCTGGCTGAAGATTTCCGACAAGGTGAAAGCTACCGGAGATCACCGGGAGGATTATCCCAGGATCTGTATCCGGGACGCCTATTTGAAAAAAGTTGGAATGAAATAAAAGTTTTTCGTTCATTTCGGCCGTTTCGCTTTACAATAAAAATCGAAGCAAAGGGATGAAGGACAGAACATCCCGCCGGGCATCCTGCCTTTTGGCGCCAAAGGCAGAAAAGAACGGAAGCTTACAAAATCAAGCAGAAGGAGGTTCAATATGTATAACCAGCTTATGGACGCAGCGGTAAGCCGCCTGGGGGAATTGTTCCCCGGCTATCCTGTCTATATGGGGAACTTGCCTCAGGAACCGGAAAGGCCCTGCTTTTTCCTGGAGCTTAAAGAGGCATCCGAAAAAACTATGACAGGCAGACGGGCTATTCGGAAGATTAAATTTTCTATCCGATACATAGCAGGGGAGAGCCAACAGCTCCATAAGGAACAGAACCAGACAGCGGAGATGCTGATGGATGGTATGGAGTGGATCCGGATGCCGGACGGCCTTTTGGTACGGGGAACCGACCGGAAGCATCAGCTTACAGACGGAATTCTGGATTTCTCAGTAATCTACAGCTTGTCCGTCTATAAAGAAAAAGAACAGGAAGAACCTATGGAAAATTTAGAAATAACGAAAGGATTGGTGAAAACATGTTAGGAGGAGGAACATTTACAAAGCAGGATAAGGTGCTGCCCTGTTCCTATATTAATTTTGTATCTTTGGCAAAGGCGGCTTCTATGCTGTCAGAGAGAGGGTATGCAGCCCTTCCCATGGTAATGGACTGGGGGATTTCCCGGGAAGTATTTGCCGTTGGCGGGGAATATCTGGAAGAGGACTGTAAAAAGATTTTCGGATATGAGTATAAAGATGAAAGGATGAAGGGGATTCGGGATATTTTCCGGAATGTAAAAACTCTTTACGTCTACCGCTTAAACCAGGGAGAAGCGGCGGAAAACCTTATGGCCACAGCCCGGTACAGCGGAGTCCGGGGCAATGACATTACCCTGACAGTGGCAAAAGACGGGGAATTGTTTGTAGTTACCACCTATTTGGCAGGAAAGGAAACCGACAGCCAGACCGTGGCAGGGGCAGGAGACCTTCTGGATAATGATTACGTTATCTTTAAAAAGGACGGAGAATTAAAGGAGACAGTGGGGCTTCCCCTTACAGGAGGAACCAACGGCGACGCGCCGGGGATAAAGGAGTATCAGGATTTTCTGGATGCATCCGAGAGCCTGTCCTTTAACGCTTTGGGCTGCCTGTCTGATGAGGAGGAGATCAAAGATCTGTTTATTCAGCACACCAGAAGGATGAGGGATGAGATGGGAGCTAAGTTCCAGACCGTTTTATATCAGGCATCCCAGGCTGATTATGAGGGAATCGTATCAGTGGAAAATGCTCCGGCAGAGGCGAATGCCTTAGGAAGAGCTGCGGGAGAGCAGGAAGAACCGGCGGCGGAAGCCTGGTCCATGGTATACTGGGTTACCGGAGCTATTGCCGGATGCGGCGTAAACGCATCCAATACCAACAAGACCTATGACGGGGAATTTAATGTGAATATTGTCTACACCCAGCGTCAGTTAAAGGAAGCCCTTCTTTCCGGCAAATTTATGTTCCACAAGGTGGGAGATGAGGTTCGGGTTTTAGAGGATATTAATACCCTGATAACCTATACGGAAGAGAAAAACCGGGACTTTGCAAGCAACCAGACTGTCCGGGTTCTGGATCAGATTGGAAACGATGTGGCAGTGCTCTTTAATAATAAATATCTGGGCAAGATCCCCAATGACGAGGCCGGAAGAATCAGCTTCTGGAATGATCTGGTAACATATTTTAACGACTTAAGCCGCCTGAGAGCCATTGAAGGTTTTGAGGCAAAGGACGTAATCGTAACCAAGGGGGAGGGCAAAAAGAGCGTTGTGGTAAACTGCCCCGTTACCCCGGTAAACGCTATGGCCCAGTTGTATATGACGGTGATTGTACAGTAGAAGAAGAGGAGGAAATGCCATGAGCAGAAGACAGACTATGAACGCCCGCGACTCTATCAGTGCGGCAGAAGCAGAGTGTTATGTAACTATCGGAAATGACAGGATTTATCTGATGCAGGTCATTAACCTGGAAGCATCTGTAGAAAAAACCAAGACCGAGGTTCCCATTATGGGAAGAACCGGAAAAGGGAATAAAGCCACCGGATGGAAGGGAACCGGATCCGCTACTATCCATTACAATACCAGCGTATTCCGCAAGCTGCTGTACCAGTATAAGGAAACCGGAGAGGATATTTACTTTGACATCCAGATTACCAACGAGGATCCCACCTCCCATGTGGGCAGGCAGACGGTTATCTTAAAGGACTGCAATCTGGACGGAGGCATTATCGCCAAGATGGATGCAGACGCAGAGTATCTGGACGAGGAATTTGACTTTACCTTTGAGGATTGGGAGATGCCTGAGGAATTTGCCATGCTGGAAGGGATGCAGTAGGAAGGAGAGGAGGAAGAGATGGGAGATTTAAGCAGATTTTTAAAGAAGAATAAGGTGGTGAAACCCAATCTTAAAATTGCGGCTAGCCGTTCTTTGGTAGATGAGAAAGGGGCACCTTTGATTTGGGAGATCCGTTCACTAACAACAAAGGAAGACAACACTTTGCGCGATGAATGTACAGTGGACATTCCGGTAACAGGAAAGCCAGGAGCGTTCAGGCCAAAGTTTTATTCCAACCGGTATCTGGCAAAAGTAGCAGCCGCCTGTGTGGTTTATCCCAATCTGAATGACAAAGAGCTTCAGGACTCTTATGGAGTTATGGGTTCTGATAAATTGATTCAGGAAATGCTTGATGATCCGGGTGAATATAACGAATTTATGAACCGGATACAGGCCCATAATGGATTTGACCAGACCTTTCAGGAAAAGGCGGAAGAAGCAAAAAACTAATTGAGGGAGGCGATATGGAGGCAAATATAGCCTACTATTGCCTCCATAAGCTTCATAAATGGCCCCATGAGTTTTTAGAATTGGATATTCAGGAAAGGGCATATGTAGTGGCAGCGGTAGAGATGAAATTGGAAAAAGACCGGAAAGAAGCAAAATGGCTTAGAAGATCCAAAAAGAAGTAGAAAGTAGAGGGGGGATATGATATAATATGAACACTTGACGAGGTATTTCACAAGTTTAGTGTTCATGGTACAATGTAAAAAACAGACAAAGGGAAGGCAGGTTATTATGAAAATTATAAAAGGGATTTTTGTAGTGATTTTTATTATTTTAGGAGTTATGTTTTATAGTGTGAGTGTTGTTCCTGGGGGCATTGTCTGCTGGGCATTTGCCGCTGTCACATTCTTTTTTATGCCTACAAAGTCACCTAAAAAGAAGAGGGAAGAATACTTAAAGACCATTAATGCAATAGAGATATTTACAGGTACTCACATTGCAGGCCTTCCTATTGGCGAGACAACGGCTACAATCACCTTTTTTAAAGATCAGATTACAATTGAAGGCGGCGGCGCAAAGTTTAACATTGACATTAACAGATTGCGGGATGTGATGGTAAAACAGGATTCTGAGATCCGGGTGGAGTTAAAAAACAGTTTAGTAGGAGGCGCAGTGGGAGGATTTTTGTTCGGTCCGGCGGGCGCTATCATTGGCAGCAGAACATCAAAGAAGAACCTGGAAGTTACCATGTATTTTATTATCAATTATATAAATAAATCGGGAGCAATGGAGTCTATATGCTTCGATATGGGAACATATAAAAATGGAGGCGGAAATTTAATTGCGTTAGCGGAGAGTGATGCTAAGCAAAGATTGAAAAAAGTAAAAGCATTGATTCCTGTGCAGAATTATGAGGTCGATTTATAAATTGATTAACTGCAAAGTATCCAGAATTTAAAAGAGGAAGTAACCATGGGAATCTTTGGGAAGGAAACTAAGGAAATTGAAGCCAGAGCAATGTATTACGAAGGAGGAACCCCAGATTTTATATTAGATCATGCCCCCAAAAAAGCATATGGACTTTTGAGGGACTTCCACTGATAGTATAAAAATGATGAAAATACAAGAGAAACTATTAGAGAATAAAAAAACTGTGAGCCATGAGTTATAAGTATTTCGGCATCTGGAATATTCCGGATGCCTTTTTTAAAAGGAAGAATAAATCAAAGGGGATGTCGTAAAAGAAAGCGACATCCTTTTATATGCCAAAAAATCAGGGCGAGAAAGGAGGAAACGTATGTCAGAAATCAGCGTATCAATTGAGATGCAGGCTCAGATAACCCCGGCATTACAGTCTATAGCATCTGCTATAGAAACAATGTACCATAATTTTGCTAACGTGCAAAATTCTATAGATGCTGCTTTAAGTGCCTCTAATACCGGATCAGCATCATGGGATTTGGTTACCCAAACCGTATTTATGAGTAGCGGAGAAACACGATTTGCCCAGGAATATCAAGCAGCAAATGAGATGGCCCAGAGATTATATCAAAAGCAACAGATAATTTCTGCACAGGCAAGACAGATGAGAGTAGTACCGCCAGGAATGTTAAATGAAATGGCGGCTACAGATAATAGACTTCAGGCATTGGCAATGAGAATTCAACAGATAGATAAAATACCTGTTAATTTGCGGACTGATAAGATGAATAATGATCTGGAAGAGATGAGAAGTCAATTGGTTCAGGCGGTGGAAATTCAAAAAGAGTTAAACAATGCTTTGGAGCGCATGGATATCAGCGAAGCCAATAGAGCTTACCGCCAGCTAAATTCAATTGCACAGACGACGGAGCAAAGCATCCGGGATAATTTTATGGCACAAAGCCAATTTAATGAAACAATACAAGCAGGAAAAAACAATGCCAGCCGCCTAGGGAGTTTTATAAAACGTTACGCCGACAATATTCTTAATATAGCAAATGCAGAAAAGACCCTAGGGCTTGCCGATACGATAATGCAGACAACAGCGAGAGTGGATTTAATGAATCAGCAATTTGGCGAATCTGGGAATCTCCTGCAAAGGATTTACGAATCCGCACAGCGATCCAGAGGGGCATATCAAGCAACTGTAGATACTGTGACTAGCCTGGGAACTCAGACACAAGGAGTATTTAGTAATACCAACGAAATAATCGCTTTTACAGAACAGTTGAATAAATCTTTTGCAATTGCGGGAACCAGCGCTCAAGGAATTGATACAGTTATGCTTCAAATTACAGAAGCTATGGCAGCTGGGGGATTACAAGGGGAGCAGTTGAATACAGTATTGGAAAATGCTCAGCCAATAGTAAAAAATATTGCAGATTATATGGGAGTTCCTATAGAACAGATAAAAAATTTGGCCTCAGAAGGAGCTATAACGGCAGAGGTAATTAAAAATGCCATGTTTCAAGCGGCTGATGAAACAGAACAGAAATTTAGTCAAACGCCAATAACCTTTGGCCAGGCAGCAAATAATGCGAAAAATCAATTATTTATGGCATTTCAACCGGCTTTACAGCAGTTAAGCGCTATGCTCCAGACAGAAAGTTTTGGTAATTTGATTAACAGCGGGGGATTATTAATGCAAAACATGGCTTCCATGGCAACACAGGCGTTAATGGCTATGGGACAGGCTATTATGTTTGTACAAGAAAATTTTTGGTGGCTGCTTCCTGCTATTGGTGGAGTGGTAGCAGCTGTAGTAGCATACCAAGGTGCACTTGCAGCATATAATATTGTTCGAACCATAGGAAATACTTTAGATGGAATTGCAGCGATTCAGTCCGCTGCTCATGCCATGGCAACACAAGGACAAGCAACGGCAACATTCAGCGCAACAGCGGCTCAACACGGCTTCAATCTGGCATTATTAACGTGTCCGTTAACATGGATTGTACTTCTTATTATAGCTGTCATAGTTGCTATCATAGCCTGGATTAATCATATAGGAGGCTTAAAGATAGCCTGGCTGGTTTGCGTTGATGCAGTGATGACAAAAGCAGAAAGTCTTCAACTCGCTTTTATGTCTGTAGGTATGCATATTCAAAATGCAATTGATATGATGCAGTACACATTTGCTTCATTTACAGTAGGAGTTTTAAACTTTCTTGGAAATTTAAAAGTACAAGGTTTAAGCATTTTGCAGGAGTTCGTGAATGGAGCAATTGACAGAATTAACAGTTTTATTTCAACTGTTAATAGTATTACCGGAACGTCAATTGAAATGATTGCCCATGTGGAATTTGCATCAGGCGCAGCTATAGAAGAACAAGCTAAACAGGCGCAGCGGGAAGCAGACTTGGCGGCTTTGAAAGAACAAAATGCCGCTGCCAGGCTGGCGCGCCAAACGGAATATGAAATGAAGAAAAGGGCTGTAGAAGAGGCAAGAGCACAGAGAGAGGCAGCAATCGAAGCAGCAAAAGCAGAGAGAGAAGAGGAGAAAAAAGCTGAGGATGATACATATCCAAACGGTTATTCGCCGGAGTCAGTCCCTTATGAGGAACTTCCACCGAATCTTTCTACTATAGGAGATAACACCGGAGCCACCGCCGGCAACACTGCCGCCATGGCCGACTCTATGACCATGCTTGACGAAGACTTAGAATACCTGCGGGATCTGGCGGAACAGGAGGTCATCAACCGGTTTACCACGGCTGAGCTGACCGTCAACATGGGAGGAATTACCAACCAGGTCAACTCCAACATGGATTTAGACGGAATCGGCAATTACTTAGAGGGAATTATTTTTGAACGGCTGGAAACAGCAGCGGAAGGAGTGTATTAATATGCCATACGAAATTTATTTAGGGGGCTTACGCCTCCCCATTCCTCCATCCAAAATCCAGATGAAGGTAAAAGGCCAGAATAAGACCATGAATCTGATAAACGGGGAAGAAATCAATATCCTGAATCCGGCCGGACTTACGGAGATAACCCTGGATGCGCTGCTTCCTATCCGCAGGTATCCCTTTGCCAGTTATGAAGACGGTTTTGAACCGCCGGAATACTTCTTAGACGCTTTTGAGCAGATGAAAAATGAAAAAACTCCCATACAGTTTATTGTCATACGGGAAGGGCCTGGACGCTCTTCCTTTTTTGATACCAATCAAAAGGTATCCCTGGAAGATTATGACATTACGGAAGATGCAGAGGAGGGAGGGGATATTACGGTGTCCCTGTCTTTAAAGCTTTACCAGGATTATGGGATTGCGGTTATTCCTCTTCCGCAGGAACCGGGAGAGGAGATTACGGCGGCTCCCACGGAGGAACGATCTGCTGAGACGGCCCCGTCCCCCAAGGTATACACGGTAGTCCGTGGAGACTGTCTGTGGGCCATTGCGAAAAGAATACTGGGAAACGGAAGCCGTTGGAGAGAGATCTATGGATTAAATCAGGATAAAATCAAAAATCCAAATCTGATTTATCCCGGCCAGGTACTGGTTTTACCATAGGGGGAGAAGGATGTACGAACTATTTATAAGTGACGATAAGAATCTTTATACCCCGGTCACCACCGGCAGCGTTCAGCTGGACTGGGAACGGCAGGGGGCGCCGGGAAAGCTGACGTTTTCCTATCTGGCAGATGCCGGACTCCCTGTCCGGGAAGGAAGCCCTGTAGGGCTCAAAGTGGATGGGAAGGATGTGTTTTTCGGATATCTGTTTGAACGCCGGCATGGAAAGGACAGGATAGTGTCTGCCACTGCCTATGATCAACTTCGGTATCTGAAAAATAAAGATACCTACGAGTACAAAAATAAAACAGCCACTGAGGTTATCCAGATGGTAGCCGGGGATTTTCAGCTAAAGACAGGAGAATTAGAAGATACCAAGCTAAAAATTAAGGAGAGAAGGGAGCCCAACAAGACTTTGTTTGATGTAATCATAAATGCCCTGTATATTACCCTGCAAAAGGCAGGGGAAATGTATGTGCTCTATGATCAGTACGGTTTTCTGACTCTGAAAAATATCCAAAATATGAAGCTGGATCTTTTGATTTGCCATAGAACCGCTGAGGATTACGACTATTCTGTCAGCATTGACGGGGATACCTGCAACCAGATAAAGCTTTACCAGGAGGATAAGGAAGCGGGAAAACGCCGTATTTACCTGGCAAAGGACACGGGAAATACCAACCAATGGGGCGTTCTTCAATATTATGAGCAGGTAGAGGAAGGGGAAAACGGACAGGCAAAAGCCGACGCCCTGCTGGCCCTTTATAATCAGAAAACCAGAAAGCTGTCAGTGAAAAATGCTCTGGGGGATATCCGGGTCCGGCCCGGATGCCTTCTGCCGGTGCAGCTTGATTTGGGGGAAGAGCAGATCAATCATTACATGCTGATAGAAAAAGCCAGCCACCGGTTTGAAAACGGATTTCACACCATGGATTTGACTCTGAGGGGAGGCGGTTTTCTTGCGTGACTGGATGGACGGGATGGTGGCTCTGGCTATAAACGCCCTGGAAGAAAGGGGAATGGCAGACATTTTTTACGGAACCGTAACCAGTGCTTCCCCTTTACAGATAACGGTGGAAGAGCTGAAGGGAAGCTTAAGCGCCTCCCAGCTTCGGGTGGCGGGACACTTGACGGATTACCAGACAGAAATGCTGGTGGAGGGAAAGCGGCAGAAGGTAACGGTATACAATCATCTGAATGCAGGGGAGAAGGTACTGCTGTTTCAGCGCCGGGGGGCCCAGCAGTATGTGGTGTTAGATCGATACTCTTAAATGTGAGATTTTCGAAAAGAGAAAGACAAGAAGGAGGGAGACAGGATGACACCAAATGTGAGAATGGATCTGCGGGACGGATTTACCATAGAATCCGTCCCGTCTAAAACCTACCGGCTTATTAGCGGCGGGGAGAAGACAGGGCGGATACAGGGTAAGACAGACGGACTTGACGCGCTGCGCCAAACCATTTACTGCATTTTAAATACAGAACGTTACCGGTATCCGATCTATAGCTGGAATTACGGCGTGGAGCTGGAGGGCCTTTTTGGAAGGCCTGTTTCTTATGTCAAATCCGAGCTGAAGCGGGTTATCAGGGAGGCGCTTTTGCAGGATGACCGGATTGACAAGGTGGATGGATTTGTTTTTGAAGAGCAGGGAAAACGGCTGTCTGTTACTTTTCAGGTACATTCCCGCCAGGGGATTTTAGAAATAAAAAAGGAGGTGATGACGTAAATGTTTGAAAATCGGACCTATGAAACTATTTTAAACCGGATGCTTTCCCGGGTAAAGGCCCAGTGCGGCCAGATCGACACCCGGGAGGGCTCTATTATTTATGATGCTCTGGCTCCGGCGGCGGTAGAGCTTCAGAACCTTTATATTGAACTGGACTGGATGCTTGATCAGTCTTTTGCCGATACCCAGGACAGAGAATATTTAATCCGCCGGTGCCGGGAACGGGGCATTGTCCCCAAGAAGGCCTCCAGAGCAGTTTTAAAAGGGGAATTTAACCAGGATATTCCTCTGGGAAGCCGTTTCTCCCTGGATTTACTAAACTATACTGCGGTAAAACGGCTGGGAGAAGGGATTTATCAGATGGAATGCGAGACAGAAGGAGAAGCAGGGAATCAGTCCTTTGGAACCCTCCTGCCTATTGACTATATCCGGGGGCTTACAAAGGCAGAGCTGACAGAGCTGCTGATTCCGGGGGAAGAGGAAGAAGAGACCGAACATTTAAGGCAGCGGTATTTTAACAGCCTGACTTCCCAGGCCTTTGGAGGAAACATAGCGGACTACAAGGAGAAGGTCAACGGTATCCGCGGGGTGGGCGGCGTAAAGGTATTTCCTGTCTGGAACGGGGGAGGAACCGTGAAGCTGGTGATTATAACCCCTCAGCACCGTTCTCCTACGGAGGAGCTGCTGAAGCAGGTGAAAGAATACATTGATCCGGAGGAGCACACCGGGGAAGGCTACGGCCTGGCCCCTGTAGGCCATCAGGTCACGGTGGAAGGGGCAGAGGAGGTAAAAGTAGATGTGGAAACCAGACTGCTTTTTCAAAATGGCTGGAGCCTGGAAAGATGCCTTCCTGATATCCTTTCCGCAATAGACGGATATTTGCAGGAGCTTAACGGGCATTGGGAGGACAGTGAAACTACCATAGTCCGGGTGTCTCAAATCGAAAGCCGGATCCTGGATACAGAAGGGATTTTGGATGTATCGGACACCAGACTGTGTGGAGGAAGCGGAAATTATCCTCTTTCTTCAAATGCCATTGCAGTAAGGGGGGAGTTTTATGCCCAGGAAAGTTGATTTGTTAAGCTATCTGCCGCCAGTGATAGGAAATACCCTGGAATTGGGCCAGATTGCCCAGGCGGAAGAACCGGAGCTCAACCTTCTGTATGAGGAGGCGGCCCAGGCGCTTTCCGACAACTTTATCTTAACTGCCGGAATAAACGGAATGAAACGGTACGAAAGGCTTTTGGGAATTAAGCCGGAAGCAGGGGCAAGCCTGGAAGAACGCCGGGTTCAGGTGCAAATTGCCTGGAACCAGCAGCTGCCATACACCTTGAAAAGGCTTACAGAACAGCTTACCAGCTGGGTGGGGGAGAATGGGTATGAACTGGATGCTTCCAGGTTCCGGGAATACATCCTGGATATCATGATGTTTGAGCAGCCCCTTCGGGTTCTTCATTATGTAAAAAATATGGTAAGGCAGATAATACCGGCTAATTTGGCGCTTTCTTACCAGGGAGTATACCGGGAAGCAGTAGAGACAGAGATCTCATATAAAGAGAAAATAGGCTTGAATACGAGATTCTACCCGAGAAAGAATTTAGAAAGGCTTCTGTTGGACAACACGTGGAAACTGGATGGCGCCTTGAAGCTTACAGGATATGGAACCGGGGAATTAGAAGATTTTTATCCAATGGGACTAAGAGCAGGAACCAGGATTGAGAAAGAGATTTTCTATATAATAAAAACCGGGATTACAATTCCCTTATATGGACATCCTGAAAAATCAGTTTCTATTCTTTTTCATACCAGGATTGAGCCCCAGGTAAAAACCAATGAGAGAAGTAATGTGATGACAGAGGTAAATAGCTTTACAAAGTTAGGGCCTTTGGAAATGATAACAATAAATCAGTTAGATGCAAGTTGGAAACTTGATGGAAGCCGCAGGTTAAACGGCGGCCGTGAGATAATATAAGAAAAGGAGAATGAAATTTATGGCAGAAACAAAAGGAATTATTACAGTAGCAGGCAGAAAGAAGTTGTGTAAAGCCCACGCAGGGGACATGAACCTTCCTCCCATTACTCAGATGGCCTGGGGAGACGGGGGAGTATTAGAAGATGGGACGCCAAAGACAACCGCGGGAGATGAAAGCAGCCTTTCCAACGAACTATTAAGAAAGGATATAACAGGCCATAGCTATCCGATAGAAGAGGAAACTACCTGTCGTTACAGCGGCTGTCTGGAAAAGGATGAATTAACCGGAAAAGAGATATCTGAGATGGGATTGTATGATGCAGAAGGAGATTTAATTGCATATCGAACCTTCAGAAGAAAAGGGAAAGACGAGGATATCCCCTTAAGCTTTGATATGGATGAAATTTTTTAAGGATGCAGCAGAAAGGAGTATAAATTATGAATAATTGTGAAATAAAATCGCCTCCGGTATTTTCTCAGGAGATTCCCAAGTGGGACAGAAATACATATGCAGACGGAAATGCCATGGGAGCAGTGGTAGAACAACTGTTTAATAATACCGTTTACAATAAGGAAGAATTAAAAGAGAAGGTGGATACGGAAGGAGGTGACATTTCGGAAACTCAGGTGTCTGTGCTCGATGAATCTACAGAAGCTTTCCCTGTGCCAATGTCCGGGGATAAAGCCAAAGGCCTGTGGGGAAAGCTGAAAAAATGGCAGCAGGACTGCCTGGCTAAGTTTGGAAATTATGTGCTGACCAGCATGATTACCAATCAGCATGTGAACTCTACAAGTAATATTCCGTCGTCGGCGTTGGTGTATTTGATGCAGCAGGGGGTTACTCAGTTAAATAGGGATATCGGGGTGCTTGGTGCTAAGCACGAAATGAATATATCCTCAGAAATACTTGCGTATATGACTCTCAATGTTGAGGATGCGGTAAAAGCTTGGTTTGAGTCAGACTTAACATCCAACAACATATGTTTGCGGCTAATTAATCATAATACAGGCGTTGCGTTAGTAATTGCCTTTAAGGTATTTGATGCCTACGGGGTTGCCCACGGGGCCGCTATCTATTTTGGCTATGGAATTGAGGGAATAAAATTAATTAGGCTTTATCGCGGTGCAT